CAGAAAGATTAAAAAAATTAAATGGCAAATAACCATTATAGCTGCGCTAGTTGTGACGCAGATTTTAAAATAAAACATTCTCTAGATGAGTCTTATTATGAAGTGAATTTCTGCCCATTCTGTGGCGGTGAAATTGATAATGAAGAAGAAGAGGAATCGGACGATTACGAATGACCGATTGGCTTTACAATGATGAACCTTATTATGAACCTGGAGAATATTATGCATTTGTCTACATCATCGAAAACTTGTTATCTGGTAGGAAATATATCGGAAAGAAATTTTTCTGGTCTATCAAACGAAAGCAAGTTAATAAAAAACGTAAGTCGTACAAAGTCGAATCTGACTGGAAAGAGTATTGGAGTTCTTCTGATGAGCTCAAAACAGATGTCGAAACTCTGGGAAGAGAAAATTTCAAACGCACAATAATACATCTCTGTCCTAATAAAGGTACCGCAAACTATCTAGAAGCGAAAGAGCAGTTTACCAGAGCAGTGTTAGAAAATAAAGAACTATGGTATAATTCTTGGATATCAGTTAAGGTGATGAGATCCCATGTGAGGTTATCCTAATGTTTACAGTCGGTATAACACTACTTACAGCGCTTTTGCTTTCAGCAGTAGCAGCATATTTTTCTATTGCCGGGTTAATGGCAATATTTTCCTCCGCTGTAATCCCTATTGCCGTGATGGGTGGTACACTTGAACTTGCAAAAATAGTTACAGCATCTTGGTTGTATCGCAATTGGAAGACAGCACCAATACTTTTTAGATATTACCTTGTAAGTTCTACTATTATTCTTTCTCTTATTACATCATTAGGTATATTCGGGTATCTTTCTAAAGCACATAATGATCAAAACTTGGTGTCAGGTGATGTACAAAGCAAGATAGCAATATATGATGAGAAAATCAAAACCGCACGAGAAAATATTGAAGCCAACCGCAAGCAACTCAAACAAATGGATGAGGCAGTTGACCAAGTCATGGGCCGCTCAACAGATGAAAAAGGTGCCGACAAAGCAGTCAGCGTACGGAGAAATCAGTCCCGTGATCGTAATGTTTTGGCCAAAGACATTGAAGCCAACCAGAAGCTCATTGCTACTCTTAATGACGAAGCCGCGCCAATTCGGGCAGAGGTACGCAAGGTTGAAGCGGAAGTAGGACCAATTAAGTATATTGCAGCACTCATTTACACTGAACAAACCGTAGATGTATTAGAGAAAGCCGTAAGGTGGGTAATTATTGCTTTAGTAATTGTATTTGATCCTCTGGCTATACTGTTACTCATTGCAGCAAATATGTCATTACGTAACTTACAAACAAAAACCAACTCAATAACTGGTCTTTCTGAGTTAATTAAATTTCAGCCCCCGCAGTCTGGAGTGATGGATATACCGAAAGAATTTCCTGACGTCTTTACCAGTCAGTACTCCTACCCTCAACCCGAAGAAGATGTAGTTACTGAAACTTTAAAGCCTAAAGAAACTTGGAGTGAGACACTATACCGACGCGCTGGTCTTACGAAAAAGTAACGTAACGCTTGACCGTAACTCAGTTCTATGTTATAATAACATATGTTCAGGAGATTATATGAATGATGATTTTGATGCTAAATTTGTCCACTTCGATATTATTAAAGATAGAAGTAAGTTTAGATCTATCTGGTCTATATACGATGTAACTAATATATTTGACTTTACTGGTCTTGAAGCAGAGAATCTCGTTTATAAAGATCATTGGGGTCATGATCGAGCTATTAAGGTTCCCCTACCTGGTGGTAACCTTCAGTGGTGGGACTTGTGGGCTGCGGCAGAAAAAGCTATAATTGAATCAGAAGATGAACACCATGTCTTTATCGAAGACTTTCAAAAGTCTAAAGATGGTAAGACATTATTTTTGAGAACTGGAAGTTAAATATGAATCAAGTTGCAAAGCATGCTTACGAATCTACTTATTATGCTAACGCATGTGAAGACGAGCGTAAATTATTCCGTGAATGGTTGGGTGGTGTATTGCGTACGAACTATGTCAATATTCACTTTCGTAAGAAAGACGGGTCTATTCGTATTATGAATTGTACCTTGCAAGAAGGTAAGACTCTAGATTACGAAAAGAAAACCGATCGAGTAAAAACTGTTAGTGAAGAAACTTGCCCGGTATTTGATATCGACAAGAAAGAATGGAGATCATTTCGTTATGATTCTGTTACAGAAATTCGATTTAATATAGGTGATGAATAATGAGTAGAATTGCTATACATGAGCCGAATGGCATTACCCCAGAATTAAGTAATTATAAATCAGCACTCTCCCGTGCCTTTAATTTTTACAATCAAGATAACGGTAAAAAAGAAGCGCGCTTGTATTTAAAGACTTACATTAAACATTCAGGTTTAGGAGTTAATATAGATAATATCTCTGATAGTGATATTATTTTAACCTACGGCTGGCTTGCTCGTATGGTATTAAACGGTAATATGCTATTGCCGCGGCATCTTGAAGACCTAGATAGCTATATTAAAACTTTATATACAACTAAAGAAGTAATTAAAGTGTTGATTGAAAAAACACCGAGACTTTCTGTTCAGGACTATATGCAAGATAAGATTGCAGAAGTGATTGGGGAACTAGAAGGTCAGGTAGATGAATTTCTTAAGGACGGTAAAGAATTTGACCTTTACAACTACATGCAGGCTAACTCTATTCCTAAGCCCTACTGTAAGGATATTGATGCCTGGGCTCGTAAACGTGGTATGGAGTATACTGAAGTCTATAAGACTACGGATAAAGATGTCAAAGAAGGTTATTCCAACATTAGTCGTCGGCAGCAAGCGAACCTTGTTAAACTATTTGGTTCCTTTATTGTAGATCTCGAAAAATATTCACAGTTTAAGAAAGCTAATCGTAAGCCTAGGGTTGCTAAAGCTAAGCCTCCTGTTATGCAAGTGGCTAGGATTAAGTTTAAGAAAGAAGATACTGAATTAGGCATTAAATCAGTTAATCCGTCCGAGATGGTTGGGGCTTCTCAGGTATGGGTATATAATGTTAAGTATAAGAGATTGGCTGCCTATCGTTCAGATTCTGTACAAGGCATTCAGGTAAAAGGTTCTACCTTACAGAACTATGATCCGGATATGAGTGAGTGTCGTTCTATTCGTCGTCCGGAAGCGTTCCTTAAAGTATTACTAGATGCCAGTAAGGTAAAGTTGCGTAAGCTTCTTTCCGATCTCACAACTAAGGGATACGATGTTACAGGTCGTATCAACGATGAATGTATTATTGTGAGAGTTATTAAATAAATGGTAGTCATTGATTATAGCCAGACTATTATCTCAAACCTAATGGCTGAGATTGGTAATAGAACCGATGTAGAACTTGACGTAAATTTACTTCGTCATATGGTAATCAATACCATTAGAAGTCATAAGGTTAAGTTTGGTAAAGAATACGGGGAAGTAGTTATTGCTTGTGACAGCCGTAAGTACTGGCGTAAGGAGGTGTTTCCTTACTATAAAGCCAACCGCAAGAAGGCTAGAGAAGACTCTGGGTTCAACTGGCCTTTGATCTTTGATTCTATTAACTTAATCAAGGAAGAATTAAAATACTTCTTTCCGTATAGAGTTATTGAAATTGAAGGTGCAGAGGCAGATGATGTAATTGCTTCTTTAGTTTATTGGTCATTAGATAACGATGTCAAAGAAGGTACTCTAGTATCTGAACCTAACCCATTCCTTATTATTTCAGGCGATCACGACTTTAATCAGTTACAGAAGTATAAGCATGTAAAGCAATTCTCACCTACGCTAAAGAAGTTTATTAAGCCTGAGAATAGTATCCATGAGGTATTGATGGAGCATATTGTTAAGGGTGATAAGGGGGACGGGGTACCTAATATTCTGACTGCAGATGATGCTATTGTAAGTGGTGAGAGACAGAAATCGATTACTGCAAAACGACTTCAAGAGTTCTTTGAAAACGGCTTTATTGCATGTAAGACTGAAGATGAACGGCGCAACTACCATCGTAATGCTACCTTGGTAGATCTTGCTATGATACCTAAATATATCCAAGATGAGGTTATAAATACCTTTACGACATATCCCGTTAAGGATAGAAGCCTGTTGCTTGACTATTTTATGGCTAATAGAATGAAACAGATGATTGAACACATTCAGGAGTTTTGATGAACTTACTAGTATCCGAAATTTTAGATAAATTTGAAGCAGCTAAGACCCGAGAGGAAAAGATCGCAGTCTTAAAGAACAACGTAACTGATCCATTACTTGTTTTACTTCGATTAAATTTTGATCATATGCTTAAGATGGATTTACCTGAGGGAGAGCCTCCATTCAGGAAAGATACCGATAAGCCGATCGGCTATAACGAATCCTCTCTTCAGTTAGAACTTAGACGTTTCTATGTTTGGTTAGAGCCTTCTACTAACTTACCTAAGCTTAAAAAAGAATCTTTGTTTGTAAATATGCTAGAAGGTATTCACTGGACGGAGGCAGAGGCTTTATGTCTAGCTAAAGACCGTAAGTTACATACGAAGTATAAATCTTTAAAAGAGGATATGGTGAGGGAGGCGTTCCCGCTTGCTCTTACCCCAAAACCTGTAGAGGTGAAGAAAGAAAAAGCCCCTTTAGCATAAAATCTCTTTGGGTATCGTTACTTAAACGGTTTGAAAAACCTGAACCATCACCGTGGTCAGTAAGTAACGACTTACCTGAACCAGAGAGATTTTATGATGTAAGACAGGTAAGGTTACGTCAACCCCGTAAGAGTTGACTTATTCTCTAGTTATGATATAATATGTTATGATCTACTCGAATACTAAATCTAAAGTTAAACCTAAGACTATGCCTAAGGCTGAACGCGAGGCTTACGCTAAGTGGTGTGCGAAATACGATATTAACCCTGAAGGCAAGACTAAGAAGAAATCTACTAATATGATAAAATTACCTGGAACTGTTTATACTCCCTTTATTCGTGAGACGATTCGTTATCCTAGTCGTGATACGGGTCATAGCGGTGCGGTTACTACTGGTGTAAAGAAGTATATGTATACTGGTGATAAAATGCTGGGTATTGCTGTTATGCATAAGTCTAACTTAGTACCTATTTTTAGTGATGATAATGCGGTAGAAGTATCGCGAATGAGACGCGGATGAAAATCTTACTTGGTTCTGACCTACATATCGAGTTTGGTCAACTCAAAGTTACTAATGCGCATAATGCAGATGTACTAATCCTCTCAGGGGATATTGTTACAGCGCATGACCTGCGGGATTGGAACCCTGGTGGTATTATACCTCCTATGGAAAAAGCACAGCGCTTTATGACGTTCTTTGAACAATGTTCATCTAGCTTTAAGCATGTGCTCTACATAATGGGTAACCATGAGCACTATCATGGTGACTATGCTACCTCCGCTGATACTCTACGATCGGTTCTAAAAGAGTTCCCTAATATTCATTTCATGGATAAAGAAAGTATTACTATCGATGACGTTACTTTCATTGGTGGTACTCTCTGGACTGATATGAATAAGGCAGACCCGCATACCCTTTATTCAATTAAAGGTGTAATGAACGACTTTAGAATTATTAAAAATAGTTCAAGAGTAGTTTCGTTTAAAGATCAGGAAGGTAAATTTCACGAGAGGATTGCTACCTTCTGCCCGGAAGATACGGTTGAAGACCATAAAGCAATGCTGGCTTTTATTGACGAAACTACGAAGGATGAGACTGGTAAGTTTGTAGTTGTTGGTCATCATTCACCATCTAAAGCATCTACTCATCCTCGGTACAGGGGAGAGTCGTTAATGAATGGGGCATACAGCAGTGATCTGTCTGAATTTATTTTAGACCGGCCGCAGATTAAACTATGGACACACGGACACACACATGACCCTTATGACTATATGATTGGTACAACTCGTATTGTTTGTAACCCACGAGGCTACATTAACTACGAAGAGATAGCTGATAATTTTGAATTTAAACTACTTGAGGTATAAAATGAGTCTTCCTTCCGATCCCGCCGCGCGTAAAGCTATTAAGAAGTGTATGGATGAGCTTTCAGCGTCCATGGCACGCACTGAAGGTGAGCGAACCTTTATTAAAGAGGCAATTGCTAATATATGTGAAGAATATGAAATGAGTAAAAAAACGTTTCGTAAACTAGCTAAGGTTTATCATAAGCAAAACTTCTCTACTGAGGTTGCCGAGCATGAAGAGTTTGAGATGATGTATGAGCAGCTAACTGGGGAAACCAGTCTAGGTGTTATTAATTAAATGCATACAGTTTACAATTTAGAAATGCAGATTCGCGATAAAATGAATCGACTTAAAAAGACCTCTCATGTTGGTGTTTACCTTACGTTAGAAGAAATAGAAGTTGCTAAAAGTAAAGTATTAGCAGATAATCCTAATGTGACTTTTGAGGTATATCCTTGTGAACATATTTTATTTGAGCAACAACCCGACTGAATGTGCGCAACAGCATGTAGATAAACATGTAGTTAAAATGATTCTGGAATACGGTCAGTTGATGTCTACTGCTCATCGTGTATTGGATGGTGAACCTTATTATGGTAAGACTAAAAACGATCGTAATATTGCAAGATGGCAGTTGCCAGATTCTAGAGAAGAGATAGTATGGAAAGCGTCTCATTTTAACCATCCTTCTAATATATGGGTACGGCAGTCTTCTAATCATTATAAATGGCTGCATAGTTTATGGCTTGAACTGTTATCTGAGTATACTTACCGCTACAGTAAGAATCATTCCGCAGAAAGAATGAAAGAAGTCTTTAGTCAATTGCCTAAGAATATTCCACAAAGAGGCTGGTTATCTGACCCTACACCAGCCATGCCAGATGGGTATAAGACACCCAGTTCTATTCAAAGTTACCGTAACTTTTATATTGGTGATAAAAAGTCTTTTGCCTCATGGAAAAACCGTGATACACCAACCTGGTTTATATAAATAAAAATATGCCAACATATACATTTCGAAATAAAGATAGTGAAGAGATTTTTGATAAGATCATGTCATGGAATTCTCGTGAAGAATACTTAAAAGAGAATCCTAATCTTGAGGTCATCATGGGCGCCCCTGCCATGGGTGATTCTGTTAGACTAGGAATTAGAAAACCTGATCAAGGCTTTAATGAAGTTTTGTCCAAGATTCATGCCGCAAATTATAGAAGTAACTTGGCGGATAAACTATCCAGAAAATAACTCTGGGTGTCTTTGTTATAAAAACAAGTGTAAGGATTACAGGTAATACTGTAGTCCTTTTTTCATTTCTAAAGGGGAACCATGTCTACTAAAAGAGCTGCTAAACTTGCTATCGTTCATGACACAGAGGAGAGGCAAACAAGTTCGAGAACCCAGACTTCAAACGCACTTAAATTAAAGATCGACCACCTAAAAACATTTACACCTTTAACAGATAATCAAAAACTATTTTATGATGCATATAAAAGAGGCGATTACTTTATGGCACTCCATGGAGTTGCCGGTACAGGTAAAACGTTTATTGCAGTATACAAAGCACTAGAAGAAGTATTAGATAGAAATAACCCATTTAATAAAATTATTATAGTAAGGTCGGCCGTACAGTCTAGGGAGATGGGTCACCTTCCTGGCGACATCGATGAGAAGTTAGATATATATCAACAACCTTATCGACAAATTTGTCACACGTTATTTGATCGAAAAGACGCATACGACAGATTAGCAGAACAAGGTCATATAGAGTTTATATCAACTTCTTTTATTCGCGGTATGTCCTTTGATGATGCGATTATTATTGTCGATGAGATGCAAAATATGACGTTTGAAGAAATTGATACCGTTATGACACGCGTTGGTTATAGATCAAAGATTATTTGGTGCGGAGACTACAGACAAACTGACCTAAATAAGAAGAAGAATGACGTTAGTGGTATATTGAAATTTTTTGATATTGCATACCACATGGCAGCCTTTACAAAAATAGAATTCGAAGCCGATGATATTGTTAGAAGCTCTTTAGTAAAAGACTATATATTGGCTAAAATAAGATACGAAGATAGGGAGAACTAAATGAGCTTTGATTTTGAATTTACAGTTGAACAAGTAAGAGAACTTGTACCACGTGCAATAGGGGGACCTGATGACTGGTACGAAAGTATGTGTGAAGCTTTACCTCAATACGGCATTACAACGATACCCCGAGTAGCTGCTTTTATTGCGCAATGCGCTCACGAGTCTGGAGGGTTTTCTACCTTGGAGGAGAACCTTAACTATAAAGCCGCAACATTGACCAGGATATGGCCTCAGCGCTA